CAAGACTGTTTCACCGCGCACACGGTGCCGCTGGAGCGAGAGCCGATCTACCTCGTGCGGGGCGGGGACTACCGCGGCAATCCGCGGGGGACCGGCGCGCGCGTGCACACGCGGCCGGAGTTGTGGGTCGAACAGTTCGCGGAGCATCAGGACGCACTCGCGGGGGTGAAGCAGCGTGGCTAAGCGGGTCATGAAGTCGAACGAGGTTGACGTCCTTGTCAAGAAGCTGCTGATGGAGAGCGGCGTAGATCCTAAGGCACTGTTCAGGGCCGCGAACCAGTACAGCATCGAGCGCTCGCTGTATGACGTGCCCGTGCTCGTGGTCCGTATCCCGCTCTGGACTTCGATGCCGCAAGAGTCTGACGTGCCTTCACCAAAACCAGATCAAGGAGGGCAGTAGCCATTTCCAAGGAAAACGGACTGGGCTGGACCACCCTATCGGTGGACAACTCGGGCGGATCGGTCAACGCGATCAAGAACGACATCACCAACCTGAGCTTCGGCACGCCGCGCGCCGTGCAGGACATCACCGGCGTCGACAAGAGCGCGTTCGAGCGCCTGCTTCTGCTGGCCGACATGACCGTCACGCTCAACGGCGTCTTCAACGACGCGAGCAACCTGAGCCATGACACGTTCAAGACGGTGCCGTCCACGAGCGTCAACCGCACGACCACGCTCGTCGTGAGCGGGCAGACCCTGGCAGGCGAGTTGCTCTACACGGACTACAGCTTCCAGCGCTCGCAGGCCGGCGAGCTGACGTTCACCGCGCCTGGCGTGCTGGCCGATGGCACCGTCCCTACCTGGGCATAGAGGATCATCAATGGGATTTCGCCTCAACCGCGTGTACGAACTCCGCTGGGAGAAAGGGGACCTTGCCGGCCTCGAGGTCGACATCCGCAAGACGACCGTGGACGTCGTCGAGCAGATCCGCAGCGCGGTCACCAACGAAGACTTCGGCGCGCTGCTGGCCGGCCACGTCCTGCGCTGGAACTACGAGGACGCGGAAGGCAATCCCGTGCCGGTCGAGGCGGCGGCCATCTTCGCGAACCTGGAGCGGGAGGAACTCGTCGCAATCGGCTCGGCCTGGTACGAGGCCGCGGTAGGCGTGACCGCCCCTTTGGATCGCGGCTCGACCTCTGGCGAGTTGTCCCCGGAGGAGTCGACCTTCGAGACGGAACCCTTGTAGAGAAGCCGGAGGAACTGGCGCAAGCGGAGTTCTACCTCAGCATCCTGCGCGCGTTCCCCGGTTACACGTTCTCGACGCTGATGGCCGAGGACGCGCAGTTCTTGCAGATGCTGGCCGTCGAATCAAGGTACCAGGGGGAAGGGGGTGACATAGACGATGGACAATGAAGTCCGGATCAAGGTCGTTGTCGATGATTCCGGCGTGGACGGCGGCTTCAACGACGTCCGCACCAAAGCCGACAAGGCCGGGGAGAGGATCGTCGGCGATGCCGACAAGCGGTTGCGCGACGCAAAAGGCCGCTTCGTCGCAGTCGGCGGCGCGCTCGGTGATGGCCTGGGGGACGGGCTCGGCGACGGCCTGAAAAAGAAGGCGCCCAAGCTCGGCTCGGACGTGGCCGGCGGCTTCGGCAAGAGCTTCCTGTCTGGCATCGGGCCTCTCGGCCCACAGATGGCTGTCGGCCTCGCCGCTGCAGCGCCACTGCTCGGCGCCGCGATCTCCGCGGGAGTCATCGGCGGCGCCGGCATCGGTGGCGTGCTCGGTGGCGTCATTCTCGTATCCACTGACCCGCGCGTGGCCGCGGCCGGCAAGGCGCTCGGCCAGACGCTGCTGGGTGACCTGAAGAAGGACGCCAAGCCGTTCATCGAACCGGTGCTCGACGCAATCGCCATGATCGAGTTCAAGTTCAAGGCGATGGGTTCGACGATCAGCGACATCTTCGCGAAGTCGTCCGGCTTCCTCAAGCCACTGGTCAGCGGTATTACCAGTGCGATGGGCAGCATCACCGAAGGTATCGATGCCCTCGTGCGCCGGGGTGGCCCCGTGATGGAATCGATCGGCAAGCTGATCTCCGGGGTAGGTGACAGCGTCGGCCAGGCGCTTGAGATCATCTCCGGTGGTAGCGAGGATGCGGCCACCGCGCTGGATGACCTGAGCGCGGTCATTCAAGTCGTCGTCCTCGGTGTCGGCTACCTGGTCCGCGGACTGACCGAACTGTGGGGCTTCATCTCCTTCCTGCCCCACAAGGTGGGCGAGGCCGAGCGTTCGTTCCTCGGCTGGAATGAGGAAATGGTCGCGACCAACGAAACCGCCACGGTGGCGGCGGCGGTGGTCAAGCAGGTCGGTATGGTCGCGCTGAGCACCGGCGAGGCTGCCGGCAAGGCCGGCCTGAATATGCAGACGTTCGGTGAGGAGATGACGGCGGCGGCCAGCAAGGGGCGAGGGTTCTACGACTCGCAGACCGCCGTTGCGGAGGCGATCGACAACACGCGTGCCGCGCTGAAGAAGAACGGCAAGACGCTCGACGAGGACACGGAGAAGGGCCGCGCGAACCGCAAGGAGCTCTCCAACCTCGCGGGGCAACTGCTCAACAACGTCGACGCACAGAACAAGCTGGGGGCGTCCAGCAAGGATATGAGCGCGCTGGCCAACCGCAACCGCGACACCTTCATCCGACTGGCTGAGTCGTTCGGCATGAGCAAGAAGGCTGCCGCCGATCTCGCCGACCAGATGGGCTTGGTCAAGAGCAAGAAGATCGACTTCACCGTCAACACGCACGACTCCGCCGGTCGCGTCAACGCCGTGCGCAACGCGATGAACGGGGTGCGCAGCAAGACGGTCACGCTGCGGGTGAATGTTGCAGGTGACGAGGCTCTGCACGGCCACAACGCGCACGGTGGCATCGTCGGCGCGGCAGCCAGTGGAGGCGCCCGTAGCGGGCGAACGCTCATCAATGAGTACGGACCAGAGCTTGTCGACCTTCCGCCCGGTACGCGGGTTACTTCGGCTCCGGACACTCAGCGAATGATGGATGCTGCCGCCAACCGCAATGGCGAGATCACGGTTCGGCTGGTCGCGGACCGTAGTGCGGAGCGCGGTTTCGTCGCGGAGGTCATGCGGGTGCTGCGGGCGGAGATCGCGGACTTCTACGGGGGCAGTGCCCAACTGGCGCTAGGACAGGGCGAATGACAGCATTCTGGACACCTGATGACATTACTGCCGAATTCCAGATCGACGGGTCGTACACGCAGTACTACGACATCTACGACCTGTCGACACGCGTGCGCGGCAGTGACGCCATCCGCATCACCCGCGGCACCGCGGACCAGCAGAGCGCATTCAGCCCGGGTAGCGCGGCATTCAGCCTGAACAATCGCGACGGCCTGTTCTGCGGGGACAACCCGAACTCTGTGCTCTATAACAAGATCGGCATCAACAGCAGGGTGAGGCTGGGCATCCAGAGGAACGCCCAATGGGACGAGGCGTGCCGCCTGCCCGAGGCGTACGAGGCGATGACCGACACGCATCGCGCGGTCACCCTCGATCAGGCATCGCTGGACATCACCGGTGACATCGATGTCAGGATGGAGTTCACGCCGAACTACACCCGCGGCAAGCGGCAGACGCTGGGCGGGAAGTACCAGAAGAGTGGCAACCAGCGCTCGTGGATTCTGGAACTCGGCGCTGACGGCCGGTTCGCGTTCACGCACTCCACGGACGGCACGCTCGCCGGCGAGCTGACCAACACGATCTCGTCCTCGGCTGCCCTGGCCGTCAACGCCGGCCGGCAGGCGATCCGAGTCACCATGGACGTCAACAACGGTGCCGGCGGCCGTGACTACAAGTGGTACACGTCCGACTCGATCACCGGAACATGGACGCTTGTGTCGTCAACTACTGTCGCCGCAACGACATCCATCTATTCCAGCAGTGCGCTGCCCGAAGTCGGCAGCGTCAACGGCGGCGGCAACAACGATCCGTATGACGACAGTTTCCGGTTCGCGGGAAAGGTCTACTCCTTCCAGGTGTACGACGGCATCGGCGGCACGAAGGTCCTCGACTTCACCCCGACCGGCCAGGGGATCGAGACCACCGTATGGGTGGACAACTGCGCGAGCCCGAACACGTGGTTCGTCGTCGGTGCGAACCTCCGGCTGACCTCCGACCGGGTGCGCGTCACCGGCGAACTCACCTCCCTGCCTTCGCAGTGGGACGGCACCGGCGCCGATGTCTGGATCCCGTGCACCCTGGCCGGAGTCGGCGCGCGGCTCGGCACGAACAAGGCGCCACTGCGCAGCGCGCTGTATCGCTGGAACACCAATTCGGACAACTGGCCATACGTCGTTGGATACTGGCCACTGGAGGATAACTCCGACGCCGTGCAGGCCGGCGCACCGAACGCGGCCGGCTTCCCCGGCGTGGTCAACGCGGTGACCTTTACCGAGCCGACCGGCTACCTGACCGGCTCGGCCGGCAGCCTGAAGTTCAGCACCGCGGCCACCTCGTACGCCCAGTTCCGCGGCACGCCGGACGGCACCTCGGACTACTCATCGATCACGTTCTATTACCGGATCGGCTCGGTGCCGGCCAGCAGCCAGGTGTTCGCGCAGGCGTTCGCGGCGAACGCGGGCTACCGATGGGACATCGCCTACAACCTGACCAACGGTGTAACGGTCAGCGTGTATGGGCGCGACGGCGCGCTGCTCGGCACGGCGTACAACACGCTGACAACCGGCACGGTCACCGTGCCCGCGGACGGCTGGACGATGTACCAGCTCACCATGTACCAGCAATCTGCAGGAGTGATCAACTGGAACCTGTGGTCCGGAGTTATCCCATCCGGGCAGCCAGCGACATTCGTGACTGGCGTCAACCAGCTCGCCGCCGGCGGCCTTACCTACTCCGGCACGGTGGGCAAGGGGTTCTACGGCTTCGACATGTACGCGCCGGTGACCGCGTACGAAGGATCCCAGGTCGCGCACGTGACGATCTCGCAGAGCCAGGCCATGCAGATCATCAACGGGATGAGCGACACCGATCCCGTGCGCTGGCCGGCCTATGGCAACGCGGGGGAGGCGGCCGGCCAGCGCATCCGGCGCTTGACGGAAGAAGAAGGCATCCGCTTCGACTGGCTGGGCAATCTCGACGACACGTCGCCGTGCGGTGCGCAGACCGCGGACAACATCGTCACCCTGTGCACGGCGGCGCAGAAGGTGGACGGCGGCATCTTCGGTGAGATCCGAGACGTCCTCGGGTTCCGGTACGTCACCCGCAACTACCTCGGCAACCGGCGCGGCCTCGAGCTGTCGTACGGGGACAGCGAACTGTTCGCGACGCCGGTCGCGCCGGTCGACAACCGTTACACGGTCAACGACTTCACAGCGTCACGAACGCTCGGCAGCAGCGCACGGTACGAAGCGACCGACGACCGGAAGCTGAACGTCCGCGACCCCGACGACGCCAGTCCGGGTGTTGGCCGGTGGGAGAAGGCGGACACGTTCAACGCGGCCACCGACGACCAACTGCCGACGATCGCGCAAGGTCAGGTGTCGCTCGGGACGTGGCCGGGCCGGCGCATCCCGAACCTGTCGGTCGCGCTGCACCGCAAACAGATCGCTGACCACGTCACGAAGTACCAGGATCTGCTGGCCGTGGACTGCGGTGATCCGATCACGCTGACCGACCTGAGCGGCCTGTTCGGCATTCCGCCCGACGACCTACTCATGATCTTGTTCGGGTACACCGAGATTCTCGGCGGGATGACCGACGAGTGGACGGCGAACACCGTGCCGGGCGGCCCGTATCAGGTGCCGGTGCTCACCGCGAATGACGTGCAGGGGTATCCGCTGCTGGACGCGGTGACCACGACCGTGGACGGCGCGCACAACACGACTACGACCACGATCGCGATCAAGACGCCGGACACGGAACCGTACTGGGTATATGCCGCGGCCTACCCGAACGACATCGGTGGAGGCGTCACCCTCGACGCGTCGGTGGCGGGTGAACAGGTGACGATCAGCGCGATCAGCGCGCCGAGTGCGAGCGGCGGCTTCAATCACCAGAACCTCACCGTCACCCGCTCGGTGAACTCGATCGTGAAAGCGCCCGCCGACGGCGATCCCGTCTTCCTGTACACGCCGTTCTACCTCGGATACCAGTAAAGGGCCGCCATGACGATCACCTATGCAGTCGGCCAGCGCCTCACGGCCGCCCTGCTTCAGCAGATCGCGGACTACACGGTCAACCGGCCGTCGCTGACGCTGACGCAGCAGTCGGCGCAGTCCATCTCGAACAACACGACCACCGCGCTGACGTTCGGTGCCGGCTCGGAGGCTGGTGTCGGCACCTACGCCGGATGGCACTCGACGTCCGTGAACACCTCAAGGATCTCGCCGACCACGGCCGGGTACTACGACGTGGTGTTCGGACTGAGCATGGCCGCGCCGTCCGTGTCGTTCTCGCAGCTCCTGGCCGCCGTCGGGGTGACCGGCACGCGCATCCCGCCGCAGCGCACCTCGCGGCCGTCCACCACTACGGCGGCGGCCATGACGCTGATCGTCGTGGCGCGGGATGTCTACATGGACGGCACGAGCAGCATGTACATCGAGGGGTACGTCAACCAGCAGCAGAGTTCGGGCACGGCGGCGCAGAATACTAGTGTGGCGTCCGGGTTCGCCAGCATCCTGCAGGTCATCTGGGCGCGCCCGTTCTAGGGAGAGATCGTGAGCGAAAAGTACGCGGTGGCGCCGCGCACGTGGACGACGATCGGGGATACCGCGGTCGGTGTGCACTACACCGGCCCGGACGGCGACCAGGTTGTGACCACCGACGCGAAGGGCGCAATCCTGCTGCCTGCGGCCACCGAGCAGGAGTTGCAGGACCCGTGGGGCTATTGGTCGGTCCGGCCCGGCAACGTGCCGGTGCGCCGCGACGGCGACGACGAGCCCAAGGAGCTGGCCGGCTTCACGATCGACCGCGGCAAGTGGGCGCCGACTGAGCCGGTGACTTACGTCGAGCCGGTTGCGGAGGCGCCCACGGTGAAAGGCCCGAGCCCAAAAGCCTCGGACATCGCCCTGGAGAAGTTCGAGGAAGCGCAGGACAAAGCAAGATCGGATAGCGTGAAGGCATGAGCAACAGCGCGGAGTATCCGGATCTTCCGTTCGTCGAGCCAGCCGCTTGGGGCAAGGGTCGCGACGGCAAGGGCGTGCGCTACATCGTGATCCACTACACGGCCGGCGCCGAGCGCTCCACGTCCGCGGAGGACGGCGCAGCGTACGACCGGCGCCGGACGGACGGCACAAGCACGCACTACTTCGTGGACCAGAACTCGATCGTGCAGTGCGTGCTGACCAAGGACCGCGCAAACGCGGCCCGGCACCGCGGCAACCGGCTCGGCATCCAGTACGAACTGTGCGGCACCGCGCAGACCCGAGCACAGTGGCTCGACGCGGCCAGCCTGGCCACCCTGAAGCTGGCCGCAAAGCAGGTGGCGCGCGACTGCCTGAAGTACGACATCCCCGCGCGGCGGCTTACCGTGGCCGAGACGCGCGCCGCATGGACGAAGTTCCCGGCCGGCCTGAAAGGCATCGTCGGGCATGTCGACGTCACGAACGCCTACCCGGAGGACGGCGGCGACCACACCGATCCAGGGACCGGGTTCCCGTGGGATGTCTTCCTCGACCTCGTGCAGACCGAATTGGAGATCATCATGCCCCTGAACGAAGCCGACAAGAAGTGGATCGACGGCACGGTGACCGGCCGGATCAACGCGGCCGTCAACGCCCTGAGCGCCAACATCGAGAGCGCGATCTCGCAGATCCCCACGGACGTGCTGGCCGTGAAGATCGTCGACAAGGCGAACCCGGGCCGCACCGTCGGCGACGTCCTGCGGGACGTGGCCAAGTTGCGTGGCGTGCTCGTCGGCGACATCAAGGACACGGCGAACGCGGCGATCCCCGCGACCGCGCCGATCTCGCGCGTCATCGCTGCAGCCGAGGAAACTCTGACCGATTAGCTCGCCTGAGCTGGACCGATGACGACGACCGGGGATAGATGATCAATGCATGAGCGCGCGCACTCGCCGTACGGCCTTCCCCGACCTGATCACCGTGGCCAAGGACCTGATTCTGTTCAGCATCGGGACATCGATGATGGTGTATCAAGGCTTCGTCGTGCGAGCCCAGGAGTTCAACCTCTCGATTCTCATCTTCGGAGGAGTGATCGCTGGAGTTCCTGGGGTGCTCAAGCTCTGGGGGCTGCGAGCCGATATGACCGCGCCGTCATCGCGACCAGCATCGGAGCAGTCGGGGCCGTCATCATGATCGTGATCGAGCGCCTGACCGGAGGATGATGAGCGACGAAGGAAAGGCCTGGCGTCGTCTGGCCGGCACACACGAGAAGGTGCCGATCTGGTACATCGCGGTCGTGCTGTTCATCTCCGCGACACTCATGGGCGCGGTCGCGTTCGGCATGGTGGTCCGCAGCGAACGCAAATGGTGCAGGCTGCTGATCATCCTGGAACAGCCGTCAAGCCCGCCGACGACGGAACGCGGCGTCAAGATCGCGCAGGAGATCAGCAACCTGAGGCGAGACTTCGGCTGCTGACCTGGGCGACATGCCATACTGCGTCCATGAAGATCTTCGGCCGTGAACCGGCCCTCATCATCTCCACCATCGGCGCGGTGGTCGCGTTCCTCGTCTCCGTCGGACTCGACTCCGGCGTGGGCAGCGCGGTCGTCGCCTTCATCACCGCAATCATCGTCGCGGCCACCACGCGGCCGATCGCGCCGGCGCTGTTCACCGCGATCCTCGCACCCGCGGCGGCTCTGGCCGCGGAGTTCGGGCTGGACTGGACGGATGCTCAGGTCGGCGCGGCTGCCGGCATCGTGCTCGCTGCGTTCGCGCTGTTCGGCATCCGTCCTCAGGTCACACCGATCTCGGATCCCAAGCCGATCCGATAGGGGAAGGGCGCGTCGCCGGCCCTTCCCTGCGGAGTTCTCGAAGCTCCGCCTGCCGGTGACGCGCCCAGCTCTACGACAGGTAGCGACGGACGTAATGTCGGATCGCCCGCGACGTCTTGCCGAGCCGACGACCGATCTCCTTCTGTAGCAAACCCTGCTCCCGCATGATCGCTATCTGCTTGATCAGTGCATGTGTCTCGGGTGAGAGCGGTCGCCCAGGTGGACGCCCGGCGCGCTCATCAGCGATGTAGCGCTGTACGGTGCGCCTGCTGATCCGCAGTTCGTGCGCAATCTGCCAGGCGTAGTAGCCTCGCCGCCTCAGGTTCATGGCCATCTGCCGCCTGTCGAGCACGGCATCGACGGCGCTGCTCATGTCGGTGCGGGGCGCCATCAAGATCACCTCCGGAAGATCTCGTCGTGTGGACAGGGCGTGAGACAGGCGTCAAGGACGTACTCCCACGCGGCCGCGAAGATGATCGAGCCTCGCCCGCGTTCCGGGCAGTACATGCGCCAGATGCCTTCACGCTTCACGATCCGGTGCTTGCGCCTGTCGACGAGGAACGGCACGTCACGGACGTTTTCCCAATTCCAAGTGCGCGGGTCACGACTGGCGTCCAGGTACATGCGCCTTACGAGCCCCTGCTTCATCGCACGTTGTTCGTGATGTTGTTGATGATCGTCACCGAGCCGGTCCGGCCGGCGGCGAGAAGCGCAACCAGCGCGATGAACGCGAATCCGAGCAACGTCATCAGCGGCAGTGCGGCCAGGGTGGTCAACACCCACCAACCGAGCGCGAAGAACGTGCCGATCCCCGCGCCGGCCGCGGCCGTGATGAGTGCCGGGCGGTGCCAGGCCGGCGGCGGTGGCTTGAGCTGGAGCACGCGCATCTCCCAGTAGCCGCGCTCGGGCGAGAACACCGGGTACGCGTGCAGCGGACGCACCTGGCCACGCTTGGCGAGTTTGCGGACCTGGGCGATCAGCTCGTGCCGGTCGTGGTAGTTCGCGGTGAGCGTGAGGATCGGCCGGCGCGGCACGGTGAGGCGTGTGTCGACCACGAGGGCGGAGCGCTTCTTGCGGACGATCTCGTTCATTTAAAGGTCACCCGTCTGCACGATGCTGACGATGATGTCGATGGCGACGCGATATGAAGCGCCTGCCAGGATGCCGAGGCCAACAGTGGCCATGGTCGAAGATTCGCCGACCGCCGCGATCAGGATCATGGTCCCGAGCACGAGTGTGCAGGCGGCGAGCCCCTGGCGAGTGAAGCCGAACCATCCGCGAAGCTTCTTGACCTCCATGCCGATCTCCTATCGGGTGAACAGCCAGCCGAACAGGCCGGCGAGCATGAGTGCGGTTGACGTGCCGATGACGAGCGCATCGACGAATCGGCCGCGCCGGGCGTCGGGCAGGCCGCGCATCCGGCGCACGTCGCGGATGGCGCGCTGCACCTTCTGTTCGCGCGGTCGTACCTTGCTGCGACGCGGGTTCTTCTGATCGTTGTAGCGCGGCCGGGCGATGAAGATGACAATCGTTTCCAGCGTGAGCAGGAACCATTTCCAGCCGAGCCACCACGGCAACCGCAGCTCGAAGTACGCCGTTTTCAGGTCGTACCAGGGCTTCTCAATGCAGCCCTGGTGATGGCATGTTCCGGCGTGGCAGCGGTACCGGTTCGGCAGGCTCGTGCTCATCCCGGCGTATCCCCATTCGGTGCCGCGTCGCAGGTGCTTGCGGGTGCGGTAGGCGTAGATGCCGGGCTTGCGCCGGCGCGCCTTACGAAAGATCACCATCGGAATGTCAGCAATCCGGACGGCAACGTGATCGCGTGCTTGCGCTCGCCGGTGTGTCGCCAGTCGAGTTCGCACCGGCCACGCTCGCCGGGTGCGCCGCAGATGCTCAACGCGCCCGTGGGGGGCGTGGACGGAGCAGGCTCCGTCCACGCCGTCGACAAGCCCGGGTAGGGCGCGGCCGGGCCGCAGCAGACGGTAGCGAGCGCAGATGTGCCGGTCCGGTCGATGTAGCTGACTGTGGATTCGTACTCCCACGGCAGGGTGACCGGCAACGGTTCGGCGCCGTCTTCCAGAAGGACTGAGTGCTGATGTGCGTAGCTGTGCCAGTATCGATACACGTCAACCCCCTGAAGATCGAAGCCCGGTCGCAGTGCTCGTGCACCACGACCGGGGATGGACCTAGTATTGCAGGTCCGGCTACGTAATGGCAATACGTAGATGGGGCGGAGTTTCGAAGCCTTCCGGCTCTCGCACCTCGAAACCGAGCCGGCGTAGTCCTTCTGCCTCCCGGCGCGCACGGCGCACGGTGCGCGCCCACGTGGGGATGCGCGCGTCCCCGAACTTCGTGGGTTTGTCCATCCGATCTCCAAACATGCAACTTGCACGGTTTCGTGCCATCGTACTTGACGTATGACGTAATGGGCATACGTGGAGTAGGGTTGATCAGGTGCCCCAGAACACCGCACCCCTGATCAGCTGGCGCGGCGAGCGCGCCGCCGTGCCGCTACCGCTGCGCGTCCTCGGCCGCTACTTCATCACCGGCCAGGCGCTGCACGGCGCAGGCGACAACGCGACCTTCCTGCATCGCGCGACGATCGACTACCGCGCGCGCCCATACCTGAAGCTGACCGGACCGAAGTGGCAACGCCTCGCGCGCCGACATGCCGCCTTCACCGGCCCGGCCACACTCCTGCTGGCCGCGCCGTGGCACGGCCTCCTGCCGCTCGCGATCTACATGGTGGCGCTGGCGGTGGCCGCGGTGGGAGCGCTCTCCCGCGTTCTGTGGCTGGCCGTGCGCGGCTTCCGGCGCAACCGGCAATGGATCGATCCTGCGGCAAAGGTGGCGTGCTCGATCCTCGGTATCCGGTACACGCGCCGCGCCGGCCGCAGAATGATCGACCTCCCGCCCGGATGGGGTGAGGCGCGCGAGGACGGCGCGGCGGTGCGCGAGGTAGTCCGCGTGCACCTTCCGGCTGGCACGCCGTTGACCAAGTCGATCAAGGTCAACTTCGCTACGAACGTAGGGGGCCGGCTCGGCATCCCGAGCCCGGTCGGAGCGGAATGGTCGGAGTCCGGCGCTGCGCCGTTCGTCGACCTGGCCGCGGCGCCGGTACCGCCGCGCGTCGTCGACTGGCCGAGTATCGAGCGCGCCGTACGCCAGGCCGACGACGAGATCATGATCGCGGGTCGCAACGCCTCCGGCCACCTCGTGGAGGTCAGCCTGGCTGAGGACGCCCCGCACTTCGGGCTGTCCGGTGCGTCCGGCACCGGCAAGAGCGTGCTCGCTCGCGTCATGCTCGTACCCCGGGTGGCGTTCCGGGGCGACGGCCTGATCATCACCGACCCGAAGAAGTTCTCGCACTGGCGATGGGCCGGCGGCGGCAAGGTGGACTCGCGTCGCATCCGCTATGCCTGGCGCACCGAGGAACTGCACGATGCCTGGCTGGAGATCGCGGCGGAGACGGCGCGCCGCATCGAGATGGACGAGGAGGATCTTGCGCAGCAGCGCCGGGTGTTCATCCTCGTGGAGGAGATCAACACGCAGACGAAGCGGTTGCAGCGGCACTGGCGCGCCGAGCGCAAGCGGATCATCGTGGCCGCGAAGCTCAAGCTTGCCGATGACCCGTACGCGGACATCGACCTGGGGGACCTGGATCCGCCCGTCCAGTCCCCCGCCATCGTGGCCATGCAAGAGGCGGTGGCCATGGGCCGTGAGCTCAAGATGCACGTCTTCGTGTGCGCACAGCGAATGTCCGCGAGCGTGTTCGGAGGCAACGGCGGTGACATCCGCGAGAGCTTCCAGGGTGGCCGCTTCATCGCGAAGTGGGACAGGAAGCTCTGGAAGATGCTCGTGGACACGCTCGACTACGTGGCCTGTCCGTCCGGGCCGCGTGGCATCTGGGGCGTGGCCAGAGGTGACAGCTTTGACATCCTGCGTGTCCCGTTCCTGTCCGAGCCGGCCGCGCTGAAGCTGGTCACGGACATGGCTGTCCCTGTCCACGGTCCGGTGCTCGGCCAGCAGGCGGACGGCTGGCAGCTGGACATGTCCGTGTCCGGGCCGGCGCTGACGTCCGCGGTCACCCTGGCCGCTGCGCTGGACATGTTGCCCGGACAGGACGGTCCGCGCGCGCTCACGCTGGAAGGCCTGCGGACGGCGGCGAAGCGGCCGGGCTTCCCGGAGCCGCTACCGAAACCGGACGGCGCTGAGTATGGGCGCTCCGAAGCCAGGCTGTACGACCTCGGAGCGCTGCTGGACTGGCGTGAGTCGGGACTGGCCTAGATGACTTCGGTGACGCTGCGGGGGAAGTAGGCGCGACCGGACGGAACGGGGCGGAAGCGCTCGGTCTCGCGGATCTCGCGCCAGAGCTCGCCACGGGTGATGACCGTTCCCGACGGCATCACCGTGTAGATCTCGGCGTCGCGCTCGGCGTCCATCTCCAGAGCCACACCGTGGAGGATGTCCATGATCGTTGTCTGGCCGGTGGCAACGGCGATGTGCTCGGCGGTGGTGAGTTCGCGTCCCAGTTCGTTCGTCATGAACCCAGTATAGCAAGCCCACTTCGAGCCGTCAACCTGGCACTGACCTAGGCCACCGGAGGGGTGTATGCGCTGGTGAAGCGCTGTCCGGCCGGTCGCCTAGGTCAGGGTCGGATAGGCTGGGCGAGCTTGAGGAAAGTCCGCGCGTGGGGCGCAAAGCAAAAGCCCGGACCATCATGGTCCGGGCTTTTGTGACCTTTAGCAAGGCCGTGGCCCGGGGCACAAGGCCACGGGCCAAGATTTTTTAGACCGCGGTATAGAACGCCTGGTTACGCAGGGTCTGGCCTGCGTAGGGAGTGCCGATGGGGGCGATGAAGTCGCCGTAGCGGACTGCGAGGATGTCGGCCCGAACCAGCGCCCGCAGGCTGTTGAGGTTGGCGCCCGCGGTGCGAGCGGTGTACTCGCTGATCTCGTTGTTCTCCGCGGTCAGCATGAGCGGGAGGACCTTGAACAGGGTGGCCGTCTGGGTGCTGGTCAGGTTCTCCGTCTTCATCATGGATCAAGTATAGCAAGGCCGTGGAGACAGGCGCAAGGCCCCGGATCAAAATCTTCCGGGGCCTTAGCATGCACTTGCTAAGGCAAGTAAAGAAAGTTCACTCTCGCCCGGCGCCGGACACTGGCGTGTCCGTGACCGTGGCCAGCCAGCGGCGCGCCGTCCGCGTGGACACGCCGAAGTGCGCGGCGGACAGCTGCACCATGTCCGCGCGGGACAGGGCGGACGGGTCCCACGCCGCTGCCATGTCCGCGAACTCCTGAGGGACGGACGTCCCAGGCGCTGTCCGTGTCCGCCTCGGCAACGGCGCGGACAGCGTGGACAGGTGCGCCTGCGCCTCGTCCGCGAGTTGCTTGCCGACCGTGGACAGCGCGTCCTCGTAGCCCTGTGTCCACGCGTCCAGATCGCTGGCCGGCCGCGTGACAGTGATGTCCGTGTCTGCACCGGCGGACAGGTCGAGTCGGACAGGATCCGTGTCCGGCGCCGTGAGGCTGTTGAGGCGCATCTGCGCTTCGTCTGGCGTCATGGCCGGACGCGTGACATGTCCGCGGACACGCGTGGACAGAATCAGGCCGGTGGCCATGATGGCCATACCGTCGATGGCCAGAGGGCCGAGGAAGCTGACCGCGGTCAGTTGTCCACGGCTGTGCATGAGGTCGTGCAGGTGTGTCCAGCTGACCACCATGGCCATGCCTCCGACGGCCAGGCAGCCGAGCCAGCGCCAGGCCTGGAACATCCGCGCGGACGACCACCGCGGACTGACGAACATCTCGATCGCCAGCAGCACGAGGATCGGCCAGCCTGCGGCCATCACCTTGTCGAGCGTGTCCACGGCCGCGCCGCGGGTGCGGTAGGTGTCCGCGAGGTTGCCGGCCACGCTCAAGCCGGCGCCCACGAGCAGGGACACGTACGCGACCGCGCCTGTCCAGAGCTTTCCGATCTTGGTCATCGTCAGATCTCCTCTCCCTGCGCCTCGTCTGCCTCGCGGTACTCGGCCAGCACGCCGAGCGCGTCATACAGGGCGCGGGCGCCCTCGAACTCGTGGATCTCGCCGGTCGCCTCGTCCTTGAGCGTGACGGTCCGGTGGTCCTCGCTGATCGTGATCACGTACCGCTCGTCGCTACCCATCACGCACGCTCCCAGGAGTCCGAGAACTCGTTGATCGTGCAGCGGAAAGTCTGGTCGCCGGTCATGACGCCCTCGACCCACACCCCGTTGATCGAGGTGACCTTGCCCATGCACCAGTCGGGTTGGATCGTGCTGCGGTACCAGGCGCCGATCTCGGCGCTGGCCTGCGCAGGGACGTGGTAGTCGAGTTCGGCGGGAATGTCGTAGCGGAACTCCGCCTCGGCCTCGGCCGCGAGCAGCTTGCCCCACTCGATCGGCGCGGCGGTGACGTCGCGCCACATGCCGACGCTGGCGCCGGTCTTCTCGTCGATGCGGTCGATCAGGTTGAGGTGCGTCGCGTTCGCCATCATGAGTCCACTATAGCAGGTCCATGCGGAGACGCAAGAGGCGCGGCCCCGGAGAAGTGGGCCGCGCCTTGATCTTGAAATCAGCGATGCCGGAACGCGCGTTGCAGCGTCGGGGGGTTGAAGCTGCGCGTGACCTTCTCCGGCCCCGGCGGCTTCCACTCGTGCCGCCCGGGGCCGGTCTCATGCCTGCCGGGCACGCGCTCGGGCGGCAGCGCGAACGCGAGACAGGCGAACGCCGTGAACGCCATAAGCGCGAGCAGCAGCCAGGTCGTCGCGGTCATAGCTGCGCGACCCCCGCATTCAGTTGCCGACGGCGCCGCGGAGTGATGCCGGCGGCGGCATCCTCGACCGTGCCGCCCGCGTACGGGCACGGCTCCCTGCGATTCGAGAAGGGATACCGCACGGTCGTCCGGTGCTTGCCCATGATCCGCGACTCTTGCGCGCCCTTGCCCTTGTAAGGCTCCTTACAGTAAGGGCAGATGCCGCCCCAGCTCATCGCGAGGCCCTGCTCAGAACCCAGAGTCCGACGATCGCCCAACCCGCGGCCACGCCGAACAGGAACATCGAGGGCCCGCGGTTGTGCCAGAAAATCAGGCCGGCGCCGAACAGGACGAACGTCGGAAGCACGTGCGCGAGGAACATCCTGCGATTACTCATGATCGTCATCGATCAGGTCGGACCAGCGTGGCGCGATCACCGGCAGCGTTCCGCGCGTGGACACGCCGATATTCCGGTCGTAGTTCGCCACGATCATCTCCTCGAACGCCACACGAACCGCGCGCGGGCCCGACTCCTTGTTGATGTTGAACGGCCTGACCTTGTGCCAGAGCCGCATGATCAGCTTCATGTCCGTACTCCCATCTGCTGCTGGAGCTTCGCGACCTTCGCTCTGTCCCGATCCGCCTGCCGGCGCAAGCGGTCGCGCCCTGCCTTGCGCGCAAGATACTCGGGCGTCTTGCGCGCTACGCCCCGCGGCGGCTGGCCCGGCTTCCAGTGCTTGCAGCCTCGCGCATCCACGAGCGCGCCACACGCACCGCACGGCCTGAACTCGATCATCGCCACTCCCGGATACGGCCGCGGCCCGGACACGAGATCTGGGGGCAGATCCGCATCCGGGCCGCGGGGTCATGGATGAACTACTCGTCGAAGCCGTCGTTCTCGGCCTTCTCCTGGCCGGCCGTCTCCATCTCCTTGGAGATCTGCGCGATCAGCGCGTTGTGCTTGCGGGCGACGACCTTGTCCTCAATGGTCGGCTCCGCGATCGACCAGGATGCCGAACGTCCCTTGACCTTGTTCGGGCGCGAGTTGATCCGCCCGATCATCGGCCGATAGGTCTTCGACTTGTCCTGCACGGCCGGGCCGTTAATCGTCGGCGAGCCGGGCGAGAGCGCGACGCGGCCGGCGAGGCGGGTAGTGAGGCCGGACTGCGTGAACTGGAAGTTGTCGAGACGCTGCGGGCCTTCATCCTTGACGGACGCCACGAGCATCGGCTTGCGCTCGCCGTCGACGACCTTGAAGCCGTCCCAGTTCGGACCGTCGTCGAGAACAACGGTGACCGTCTCGTACCAGTCGTACGGGCGGGAGCCGGCGTCGGCGGACTTGCGGACACCGTGCCGTCCGGTAACCCAGATGAGCACGAGGCGGTCCTTGAGGTCCTCCTTGCCGGGGAACTCCTCCTGTGCGTCGTCGAATAGATCCTGCTCGACTTCGTTGACGTCGGTCATGCGCTTCCGTTTCTGCTTGATGTTGATGTTGAGACGAGGGGCGGGTATCCCCGCCCCTCGTTCATGCGCCAGTCATCCCGCCGAGTCACCGCATGAACTCCTCGGAGCCGGGCGAGCACGGCCCTAGGAACCGCGCCCTAACCTCTAGCACTTCATCGGGGTGTCCAGCGCGAGGCTGACGCTGGTCTTCCGCAACCGGGCAGGGAGTCGAACCCTGCACACGCCCCTCACACTTCGCGGCAACCAACCGCTAGTTTGCTCGGGCACCTCACGGGTGAACCGGTCTGCTTGCCCGGAGTCGGGCGCTGGTTAGGCGCCCTGTCCGTACTCGCGTACCCCTGGCCCGACTCGAACGGGCAGCATGTCCGCTAGCCATGTAATCCCCCGAGGGGGTGTCGTAGGCACGGTTCCCGGCAGGGGCTTGTTCAGTTGTGTTGCACCGGCCTAACCGCCTACCGGCACGCGGAGCCCGCAAAATTCGAGCCATGCATGGCGTCAACTACGGGCATTTCCCTGGCCCGTATCGGCTGCTCCGGCTTCAGGATCCTGATCTGTCCTGCGTTCACCGGAGGTTCCGTGACTGCCGCTCCGCTTCCCTTGCTGATGGACCAACTATAGCATGGCCATGCCCGGCGCTGTCAACCCCTCACGCCGGACAGATCCCGCCAGCCCTCGTGCCCACGCTGCGCAGCTCGACGTTGCGCGCCGCCTGCTCCGCCACCTGACGCCCGTACTCCAGATCGAGTTCTACCAACTCCACGCGCCCGCCCTTGCTCGGCATGTGGATCAGCAGCGCGGCCGGCTTCCCCGGGCACACGCCACCCTCGCGCCCGACGTACGTCCCCGCATCCTGCGGCATCCATCGGCCGCTGTCGTCCAGCGGACCTTCCCACACCCACGGCGCAGTGTCGTAGATCCACTGCTGCCCGGAGTGCTCCTGGTACGTCCAGAACTTCTCCTGTGTCTTCAGGTCGATCGTGCCCACCTGGCCGGTACCTCGGCACAAGAAGCGGGCGTCGCGCCTGCCGACCGCGCCGCCGCCGATCGGATGGAAGATGAATCGCTCCTGCGAGTCGGGGATGAACTCGAAACCCTTGCGGTCCATGACCTCGATCATCTCGGCGAACTGGACTTGCATGCGCCGGTGGCCGATCACCTCACCCGCCATGATGAACTGTTCCAGCACGGCATGGCGTGCCGTGCCTTTCCGGGCGCCGGTGTCCGCGCCGGCAGCGGTCCGGGCCAGCTCAGCAGCTTTTGCCAGGATGGTGCGTCGCTCGCTATCGGTGAACGCGTCCAGGTTGATCGCGGCCAACTCGTCGAAGATCAGGCCGTCATTCGCAAGCAACCCGAGCAGCGTCATCCGCTCCAGCCACTGCTGAAGCGCGTACTGATCGCTGAACGCCTTGACGAGGTTGGTCGTGCGCCGCCACCCGCGGCCGGACGGCGCGAACCCGGGCGGCGGCGGGAAGCGGTAGCGACCCTTGATGCTCTTGAAGGGGGACGGGCTTAGAAGATCGCTATGCAGTCCGTAGAGCGGTGCGGCCGTTGCATCGTCGAACAGGTCGTCATCTAGCGGGGTCAGGTCGGTGGTCATCCTCGGTGCATCCCTTCACATTCGGCGGACGCATGGATGTAGCCGCCCGCGCCATCCGCCCTGATCTGCTGGCCGGACTCGATGCCGTCCCCGCAGCACTCGTCATCGCTGTCGTACGTGGCCGTGAATACCGGCCCGAACCGCGGTCCGTCGTCCGGCTCGTCGAACAAGTCCGGTGTCGTCGCGTCGTAGATCTCATTGCCGGGCGAGCCGGCGGCGCGCATTGAGCGCACCGTGCTGTTCGACGGGCACGCCTCGTCGAGATCGTGCTCCCCCTGGCAGGTCCAGCAGCGTCTCATCGCCTACCCCTTTTCACCCACGCGGCAAGACCGATTACCAGCCATGGCAGCGAGAGCAGCGCCGTCGCCATGAGTCCGACACGCCAGGCACCGGACCACCCCAGATAAACGGCCTGACTGCTCCGGATGTAGATGCCGGATGTCCATCCGCCCCAGGCGAATATCGCGACAAAGGCAAGTTGCGCCAGTGCGAGTGCGACAACCAGGCGCACTTTCATGCTCATGTCGTCGCCTTCCTCGCGTTGATCGTCTCCACGATCTTGTCGATCGTCCTGCTCGCCTCGACGCGCCGGATCAGGTCGGAGATCTTCCCTGACTTGCCGCCGGTCGGCGCGTCCATGATCCGGCGCACCTCGTCGGCCAGCCCGAGCATGGCCGCGTACTGGACCATCTTGTCGTCCGGCTTCGGCTTCACCTTGCGCCACGGCCGGCTCTTGTCGGCCACCAGCGCACCGAGATCACCACCGCGGTCCGTCGCCTCGTCCTCAGCCACGAGCATGGCCATCGCGAGATCAGGGATGTCCGCGGAACAGCGCTCCACCCTGACCGTGCCCGCGCGGGGGGTGCTCCGCGTCAATAGGTAGATCGACGTACCCGCACCCTCGTCGAGCAGGAAGACGTACTCCCGATCCGTGCCGATCGGCAGGAACCAGCGCCCGCCCTTCGTGGTGGCCCAGACCTTCGATGAGCGCGCTACGAGCGGATCGAACTGCGTGGCGTCGACCTTGCCGGCCCAGTGCCGCTGCTGATCGTCGAGATCCTTGCCGACGTCCCACTGGTCTTCCATGATCGTGAGCGCGCCGTCCGCTATGCGATCGAGCGGCCGATCGGACAGGTCCGCGATCGAGCAGATGTCGGAGGTGGCGTCGGCCAGGGTGATCAGAACGCAGTCCTGATCCTCGATCGGGATACCGGGGATCCGGCGCAGGCCGCGGCCGGCCATCTGGATGAACAGCGGCCGGCTCTTGGTCGGCCTGGCCACGATCACGCAACTGACGTTCGGGTGATCGAAGCCTTCCGTGAGCACCATAGCGTTGACGAGCACCTGGATGCGACCGGCCTTGAAGTGTCGGATCACCTCGCGCCGCTCGACATCCGGGAGGTTCCCGTGGACGACGGCCGCGGGGATGCCCTCAGCCATGAAGGCGTTGCGGATCACTTCGGCCGACCGCACGAGCGGCGTGAACACGATCGTCTGCCGATCCTTGGCCAGCTCGATCCACTTCTCGACGATGCGCTCGGGCGCGATCGAGTCCGCGATCTGCATGTCCAGGGCAGTCGCGTTGCCCGTCGTCCAGTGGTCAGCGCCCGCCATCTCACTGCCGTCGAGATCGATCTCCAGCCGGTACCCGATCGGCTGCTTCAGGTAGCCCTTGCGGACCGCCCACCCGATGTCACGGGTATAGGCCACGTTCTGCCAGACCGTACCGAGTCCCTGGCCGTCGCCGCGTTCGAGCGTGGCCGTGAAGCCGAGCGCGGGAGTGATCGTCAGCGGCGGCCATTCCGGACCCTCGCCCAGCGTGTAACCAACCTCGTCGGCAAGCGTCCGGAAACACCCGAAGTGCCGCATGATCGCTTGATAGCTGACGGCGGTCGTGTGATGGCATTCGTCGACGATGACCAGCCCGACGTCATGCAGTCGCGCCATCCTGACCGGATTCGCGAGCGTGGCCACCGAGGCGATCACGATATCCGCATCCACCTCGTCACGGCCGGCCTTGACCACCCCGACGGTGAAGGGCGCGCCCCCATGCTGCCACTGTCGCGCCACGTATCGCGCGGACGCTTCCAGCTGACTGACCAGCTCGTCCGTGTGCACGAGCACGAGCACTCGGGAGCCGGCGCCCTCGAAGCTGTCGAGGAAGCGGACCGCGCGGGCGCACAGGGTGTAGGCCTTGCCGGTGCCGGTCGGCAGGACGATCGCGAGGCGCGTCTCCTTCGGATGCTCGGCACGGTGCCGCGTCTCTGCGGCGAGCGCTTCCTCCTGGTAGTCGAAAAGTCCGAACGTCATGACCGCGCCATCTTCTCCGCGCGGCGCATGACGTCCCGCGCGCGCTTCACGAGACCGTGACAGCCGCGCGCCTCGTATGCGATGTCGCGCGCCCACTCAGCGACCGAACGCGCGTTCTCCCGGACGTCGGCTTCCCATCCGCCGATCAGCTCGCCGGTGATGCATCGCGGTTCTGACCAACAGCCAGACACGCACGGTTCAGCGCCCGTCCGCAGGTACGGGCACGTCAACATGCTGTGCGGGACGATGAGTGCGCGTTCCGCCTCGTCGAGGTCTCGACTGAGGAAGGACTTGCGGTACATCGAAATCTTCACGACATCTCTCCGCTCGACATGACGTGCACGATCGTGTCCACGGCCTTGCCGGCCTGGCCGCGGCGTGTGGTGGCCATCGGCGCGGCCGGCGACGGCCGGGCGAGCGCTTCCTCCTGGTAGTCGAACAGGGCAAAGGTCATGATCTCTTCTCCACGGGCCTGACGCGCCATTTGTTCGGGTTGCCGAAGGTCAGCGCACCGAACCTGCTGAAGCCGAATCCGGACGCTCGGGCGGCTGCCGGGAACGGGCCGAACGCGCGCACGCTCTGATGGTCTTCGATGATCACGATGAAGGTCACGACATTGCCACCCATGCCGCCAGACTGATTGCGATGAGCAATACAGCGAGCACGGTCACTGGCGCGAGATAGGGACCTTCTTTCCGGGCAGCCGCTTCGGCATGCTGGCGAGCTGTCTTGTTTATGCGGGCACGTGCTCCGACAATCGGAGTTCCCGTGCCCGCCATGAAGGTTGCAATGATCCAGCCAATGAAGGTCGAGGTTGCGTACATCGCGCCGTAACGCAGCATGGCCCCTCTCATTCCGCATCCCCCATCGGCAACTTGTATTCCCGCGCGAGCGAGCGCAGGCGCTCCAGCTCCTTACGCTCCTGGGCGGTGATCTCGGACGGGGTCCGCGTGTCCACGCTCGCGGCGAGCGCTTTCCAGAACAGAATGGCGGGCACGGTGAACAGCCAGAACGCCGAGAACGCGAACGCCGAGAACAGGTAGCTGTTGCGCATGTCCTTGCGCCAGCTTGCCCGGGTTTCCTGATAGAGGAACTCCTCGGCACTCTTGTCGAGTCTGTACATCCAGGTCGGCACAGCACGCCGGAAGGTGATCAGGAATCCCACGACATATACGGCAACGATCGTCAGTGCGATCACGACGCCTCCCCGCTCGACATGACATGCACGATGAAGGTCATCGAGTTACTCCGTATCTGCGGATCCAGCGCCACGGGCCGACGGGATAGCCCTGGTTCATTGCGTGCACGCAGGACCATCCCCCGATGACGACGTTCGGAATGCTCGCGTACCGGTTGAAGTAGCGCGCCCACCTGACCGACTTGTGTCGCTGCCTGGCCTTGCTCACGACGCTTCTCCGCTCGACATGACGTGCACGATCGTGTCCACGGCCTTGCCGGCCTGGCCGCGTCGCACGGTGGCCATCGGCGCGGTGAGCGATGGCCGGGTAAGCACCTTCGGGCCGGCCGTCAGCTGCACGGTGATCAGGAACTTGCCGGTCGCCGACCCCATCTTCCACTCGCGCTTGGTCGCGACGACCGGAAAGAATGCGCCGGTGTTCGAGCGCAGTTCGTCGCCTTCCGCGACGAGCGCCCATTCCACCTCGGAGATGCCGGCGGCGGCCTGCTCGCGCTCGTGCTGTTCGAGGCGCTCGACGGCGGTGATCAGTTCCTGACCATGGCCACTACTGGGGATGCCGTTCGCGAAGCGGCGCGCCGCTTCGATGACGGCGCGCTCAGGGTCCGCCCTGCTCATGATGTCCTCTTCTCAGCGCTTGCGGGTGATGACGATCGAGCAGGAAGCCCACGTCGAGCGGATGGCGCCGGGTGCCCGCTCGGCCCAGCACGCGACGTCGGACGCGTCGGCGGTCTCCGGGAAGGTGATCGTGGTGATCACCGTCGGGGTGTCGGTGTCCAGGTCGTGGCCGAACCGGCTCTCTACGGTGGCATTCACGCCGGGCATGGCCGCGTCGACGATCTTGCGTGCCTGCCGGGTGGCGACCGGGACGGTCAGTCCGAGGTTCTGCTTGCGGGCCTTGCTCGTCGCTTTCAGCATGGCTCAACTATAGCAAGGCCGTCCCGATCACGCAAGCCGGTTGCGGCACAGGTTGGATCTGCTATACTTGGTTCATGGATGAGCTGAAGATCGAAAAGACCGGCGACGTCACCGTGCGGACCATCGCGTACGAGGTGGTCGGTGCGCCCGACCTGGACATCACCCAGAGCTACCATTCCATCCCGCACGTGATCCGCCCCGACCACGCCGAGATCAGGATCGCGAAGGGCGCGACCATTCACATCTCCGGGCCGCGGGTGCTCAAGGGTGGCAGTCTCAGTGACTTGTCACGAGAGGGCGCGACCTTCTCCGTGGATTCGTGGCGGGAGCAGGAGAAGATCGAGCGCGCACCGCAATGGGTGCGGGACCTGCTCACGTCGGCGCAGGAGGGCTGACCTGTGGCCTATGACGAGCAGTACGACAATCCGAAGCTCTGGCAGTTGGTCGGCATCCTCCCCGGCAAGGACTACGCCTCGGTGCCCACGGAGGAACCGGTCGTGTGGGTGCGCAGGACGCTTGACGGCGGCAAGCTCGCCTACGACTGTGGCGAATACCGGATCATCGGCCGGCTCGTCGGCAAGGCCGACCGGCGCTCGTACACCGTGCACCGACTCGGCTATGAGTTGCCGCTGTCGTTCTACACCCACCTCAGGGACGCCCAAGCCCGCGCGGTCAAGAATGCGGCCGGCAAGGACAGGATGCACCTCGCATGATCACTCTGACCGACGAGCAGCAAGACGCTGTGACGCTCGTGCGCGAATGGTACGAGGGCACCCAGCGCGGCCTGAAGCCGAACTGGGCAAAGGATCCTTTCCGCCTTTTCGGCCCGGCCGGCACCGGCAAGACGACACTCGCCCGGCACATCGCGAACGCAATCGGACTGGACGACGTCATGTTCGGCGCGTACACCGGCAAGGCGGCTGCCGTGCTGACCAGCAAGGGCGTACCCGCCACGACGATTCACTCCGCGATCTACAAACCAGCGTGGAATGCGGAGATGCGGGCGGAATGGATGCGGTTGCAGGATCGGCTTGCCGACCTGGAGAGCGAGCCCGCGCCAAGTGGCATGGACATTGCCGATCTTCAGTCGCTCCCAGGTCGCATCGCCGAGCTCGAAGCAGCCATGCGGCGCCCGTGCTTCGTGCTGAACGAAGACAGCGAGTGGGCGCGCGCCGACCTGATCGTCCTTGACGAGGTCAGCATGGTGGATGACGCCATGGCCGCGGATATCGAGAGCTTCGGCGTGCCGGTGCTCGTGCTCGGCGATCCGGCGCAGTTGCCGCCGGTCGGCGGCGGCGGCCACTACACGCGCGACACGCCGGACGTGCTGCTTGAGCAGATTCACCGTCAGGCCCTGGAATCGCCGGTGCTCGAGCTCGCCACCAGAATCCGGCTGTCGCGTGATGCCGGCCTCGGCGTGCGTGACGATGAGCGGGAGATCGCTTCGGTCAGCCGGGCGATGGCCACGGATCAGGTGCTCTGCTGGCGCAACGCCACCCGCTGGAAGCTGACGGAGCGGATCCGCGCGAAGCTCGGGCGTGCGTCCGGCAAGGTCGACATCGGCGACCGGATCATGTGCCTGGTCAACAACAAGCGGGATCTCGGCGTACTCAACGGCCAGCAATTCGAGGTGCTCGACATCAAGGACGACTGGACGCTGCTGCTGCGGGATGACGTCGGCATCGATCGGTGGATCGAGGTGGAGCCGGCCGGGTTCGCAGGTCTGGAGGGTGAGGCGAATCTGAAGAACATGCGGTTGTTCCGCGGCAGTGTGATGGCCGCGACGTTCGCGAACGTGATCACTACGCACAAGGCGCAGGGCAGTGAGTGGGGGTCGGTCTACATCGTCGACGAGACACCGGCCATGTTCGCGATGAACGCGCGGCGCGAGGGTGAGGCAGCGGCGACCGCGGAGTGCCGCCGCTGGCTGTATACGGCGACAACGCGGGCGCGCGACTCGGTGACCTTGAGCAGGATGCGTGGTTGACGGCATCGCACGGCCTTGCTATAGTTGTCTCATGACGAAGACGAGCAAGGCCGCCAAGGTTGTCCGCCCCGCCACCACGAACGGCAAGATCAGCGCTTTCTCGATGGTCGCGTCCCTGGTCAAGAGCGGTGTTCCGGCCGCGAAGATCGCTCTGATGGCCCAGCTCAGTGACGCGGAGCGTGCCCAGATCGAGGCTATGGCGTGAAGGCGCTCGACCTGTTCGCGGGAGCGGGAGGCTGGGACGTCGCGGCACGACGCCTCGGCATCCCCGTCGATCGTGTCGAGATCTGGGCGCCCGCCGTCGCCACAGCCGCGGCGGCGGGAATGCCCACCCTCCATGACGATGTGACGACATACTCCACAACCCTGGGGCAGCACCAGATCCACCTGGGTTCGCCCTCCTGCAAGCGATACAGCATGGCTGGCAACGGCGCAGGACGACGTGCGCTCGATCAGGTGCTGCACGGTGTCGACGTCTACCGGCGGGGCGGGCGGATGACGCATGATCAGGCCGTAGCGCTGATCGGCGACGCAGACGCCGCGCTCACCCTGGAACCTTTGCGTATCGCGCTGGAGGGTGAACCAGCCTACATTGCATGGGAGCAGGTCCCCGCCGTGCGTCCCGTCTGGGAGGCGTGCGCGGAGGTGCTCGCCGAATACGGCTATTCGGTAGTCACCGGCGTACTGAACGCCGAACAGTACGGAGTGCCACAGACAAGACGCCGCGCCATCCTCATGGCTCGGCGTGACGGGCAGCGCGCTGGTCTCCCCGTACCGACGCACAGCCGCTTCTGGTCGCGTGATCCGAGACGGCTCGATCAGGGCGTCAAGTCGTGGATTTCCATGGCGGAAGCGCTGGGATGGGGCATGACGGAGCGCCCGAGCATGACTGTGTGCGGCGGAGGGACCGAAACCGGGGGAGCCGAGCCGTTCGGCAACGCGGCTCGGGCGGGGATCCGGCGCGAACTGGAGGCCGGTCGCTGGGCATTGCGCAACAACAACACGGAGCATGCCTGCGAACGAGAACTCGATCAGCCGGCGGGAACGGTTCAACGCTCGAACTACTCCGCTCCTGGCCAGCCAGGGCAGGCGGCAACCGAGCGTGGACGGACGACGCGGGAACTCGATCAGCCGTCCATTGCACGAGGTATCCGCGTTGATCCACTGGAGGCCGCCTGTCTCCAGACCTTTCCGGCAGATTATCCGTGGCAGGGCAACAAGGGTCAGGTGTTTCAGCAGATCGGCAACGCCGTTCCGCCGGTTCTGGCTGAGGCTGTCCTGACGGCCCTGCTTCAGGCGTAGCCTGACAAGCCCAGAACAAACACAAGGCCCCGGGAGGCTAACCCCGGGGCCTTGTCGACAACAGAAAAAGGCGACGCATGCAGGACGATACCAGGACAGCCGACATCCACGCATATCTAGTGGGCCTGTACGGCGAACACCCCCACGGGTTGTTGTGGATCGGTGGCCAGGCCGACGGCTGGCGCGGCAAGACATTCGATACCGTCGATGGCGCCACCGCGTATGCCGCATACCTGGACGATCAGGGCGGCATCGGCGTGTACCACCGCAGTACCACCCTGGCCCGAGTGCCGGAGAAGCGTGGCGACGCCGCGGACTCGCACGCCGTGCACTACTTCGCGCTCGACGTGGACATCACCGGCCCCGGCCATAAGGCGAGCAACCTCCCCGCGAACTTCGAAGACGTCGAGCGCCTGATCGAGAAGGCCGGCTTCCCGGTGCCCACGGCGTGGGTGTTCTCCGGCGGCGGCTTCTACCCGCAGTGGCGCTTTACCGAGCCGATCGACGTGCGCGGCCAGGAGGAGCGAGAGTGGGTGCAGGACGCATTCGCACAGATCAGCGCCCACTTCATCGCCACCGCCGCGGAACTCGGCTGGAAGCTCGACAACGTGCGCGACCTCGCCCGGGTGTTCCGGCTACCCGGCACGGTCAACCGCAAGGTGCCGGACGCGCCGGTGCGCTGCGTCGTGCTGCATCCGGGCGCACAGGAGGAAACCGGACTGACGCACGACCTCGGCGTGCTCGCCTCACTCGCCCGGCCGGCGCGCGGGGTTGTACACGCCGCGCCCGCTTCTATGTCGGCGACCGCATCCGACCCCACGGACGACCTGTTCGACAGCGCCGAGAAGACGTTCACGCGCGCACAGGCGACGGCCAGGGTGAACGCGGCCGGCGCGATCCTCAAGGCGACGGACAGCGGCTTCAACGCTGCGATCAACAACTTCGCGATGGTGTGCGCGCACTTCCCCTGGCTGGTCGACCGGGCCAAGTGCGCGGAGCTGATGATCCGATGGCTCGGCAAGGCGCAAGGCTGGGACGCGCCTGACCGTGACGACATCTCGACGATCAACAGCGCGTACTGCGCGACCGAGGCCGGCAAGAGCTGGATCGCGGTCAAGATCGAAGGCCCGGCGCAAGCGGACGGCCAGGAGGGTGAGGCGCTGCTCATCCAGTCCTCGGCCGAGATGGCGTACTGGCTGGCCGACAACGCCGGTGCCGGCCGGATGAGCGGCTTCTTCCTGCGCAACGGCGACATGGTCCACACGCCGCGGATCAACGAGGCCGGATACGTGGCCGCCCCTGACGGCGGGCGCAACGGGCCGGCCGAGATCCGCGCGGTCACCGCGCCCGTGCTTGCCGCGAAGCTGCAATACCTCTACCGGTGCTACAAGCTCGTGGACGTCAAGGATGATGCCGGCAAGCCGACCGGCGCGAAGACGGAAGTGCCCGCGCTGTTTCCGGTGGAGGCGGCCAGGAGGGGGGTGGACGCGCCGGAGTTCCTCACCGGCCTGCGCTCCCTGGCCGGCCTGACCGGCACGCCGATGTCGCGTGCCGACGGCTCACTACTGCTCGATCCCGGCTACGACGACGCGAGTGGCTACCTGTTCCTGCCTGAGCAGGGCGTGAACGTCCCGCCGATTCCGGGCGTGCCGACGGACGAGGAGATCGCACGGGCGCGTGACGTGCTCACGAGCATGGTGTTCGACTTCCCGTTCGCGACCGATGACGATCGCGCGAACTATCTCGGTTTGCTGCTGACGCCGCTGTTGCGGCAGGTGACGCCACCGTCGTACAAGTTGTTCGGCATCGGCGCGCATCAGCCGGGGTCGGGCAAGAGCCTGCTCGCGGAGATCGCGTCGATCATTCACGGTGGGGTGCTGCGTTCCGAGGTGCCTGAGGACGAGGCGGAATGGCGCAAGCAGGGTACGACGATCCTGGCCACCACGTCCGCGCCGGTCGTGGTGATCGACAACATCATGGGCGTGCTCAAGAGCTCGTACCTGGCCGGCCTGCTCACCGCGGGGCGCGAGGTGACGGACCGAGAGCTGGGCACGATGAAGTCGGTGACCGTGGCCAATGACCGGGTGTGGGTGGTCACCGGCAACAACCTGAGTATCGGCGGTGACCTCGTCCGCCGGACGATCACGATCCTGATCGATCCGGACATCCCGAACCCGGAGAAACGCGTCGACTTCCAGATTCCTGACCTGCGGGCATGGGTGGTCGAGCACCGGAACTTGATCCTATGGTCGCTGCTGACCCTGATCCGGGCGTGGGCGAGCGAGGGAATGCCGCTCGCGAGCCGCAAACAGTCGGACTCGTACGCGCACTGGCAGAAGGCCGTCGCGGGGATCCTCGCCGTGGCCGGCATCGGCGGGGAGTTCGACAAGGACTCCGGACAGCGTGCGGCGGCCGGTGGCGACGATGACGGTCTCGTGCAGGTTCTCGGCGTGCTGCGGGAGCGGTTCGGGGAGCGGGCGTTCAGCTCGGCCGAGGCGTTGGAGTCGAAGTCCGAGGACGGTTGGCTGATCGAGCAGCGGGACTGGCTGCCGACACCGGTTCTGGACAAAACGGCACGCAGCGAAGCGGCCGGACGCAAGGCGTTCGGGTGGTGGATGCGCAATCGGATCGGCCGTTGGGTGACTGACAGTGACGGTCGGTCCATGGTCATCCGTGAGGCGGGACGTGACTACAGGGGCGCGTCGTGGCGCGTGGAAATCAGGTAGGCCTGTTATAGCAGGTTCGGGCGCATCCCTTATGTAGGGATGCGCCCTTTTTGCAACCCTGACAACCTGACGAACCTGACAAGAATCCGGAGATCTAAGCGCGCGATTTTTTCATTCCTATACATTTAGTAGGAGTTAGATTTTTGGGGCAGAGAGGGCTGCCGAAAGTATCAGGATTACCAGGTTGTCAGGATCGGAGGCTCCGCGTGCTCTGCTGGCCGAAAGTGACGATGCGCAACGAGGCTCGACCTGCTATAGTTGGTCCATGACGCTCCACGCATACCCCGACCTCAGCAAGCACGACAGCGACATCGTGATCCGCTCCGCCGCGCACACGTTGGCCGACGCGGTCACCCCGGACAGCACGCGACTCCGTAACGACGTCACGGACTTCGACATCGCGCGCCTCATGCTCGCGCTGGAGACCGGGCAGGTGATCGTTCCGGCCGGCAGTGGCTGGAAGGCACTCGACGTCCGGCCGCTGCTTCAGGCGTTCGTGCCGCACCTGTACACCACGATCAGCGAGGCGCTGCGGCTCGGCCTCGTCCACCTCGACAGCGTGCGCACCTCGCCCGGTATCGTGCGTCACCAGCTGGTCGGTGCAGCCGTGCACCTGCGGCGCGAGGTGGGCAGGACGCAATGCGCGGCGTCGCTCGCGATTCCGTTCATGCGGTACCGGCTTGTGGACGATGAGGACCTTGTCGACTGCACGGCTTGCCTGCTGGCGAATCGATGAGCAATACTAGGTCCATGGAGACGACCACACGACCCAACGGCACGGCCCCGCTCGACGCCGGTACGTACAAGCTCGGCGCGAAGGGCGGCCGGATGGCGTCCGCGTGGCAGCACGTCTGGGATCGCCTCGACCGCACCGAGTACAGGGGCGCGCTCGAACTCGCGCAGGCCGCGGCACAGGCTTACGACCTGAAGTCCGTCAGCGTGAGCGAGATGCTGTGCCGGATGCGCGCGGCCGGCGTCATCGAGCAGAAGATGATCAAGGCGCCGACCACGTACAACCGCCCGCAGACGCGCACTGAGTACGCCGTTGGCGATTGGGACATGCCGATCACCCTGACCGATAAGCAATGCAAATCGGACTTCGACGACGTGCTTCGTGTAGTGATGGAACGTGCTCATAAGGAGCTGCACGACGCGGAATATGTCGATCACAAGTACTTCGTTCGGGAAGCCTCCGAGGATCTTGGGCTGAATCTCAGGATGATCGGCGAGGCACTCCGGGTGATGACGGAGGCGGGAGTCCTGAGCTGCGAGAGGGTGACCAGGGACAGCGAGTTCACCGCGAACCGGCCGCGTGTGCACTACCGGATCGCGGAGACCAGCGATGCAGCCCGCTGAGAAGGCCGTCACGGCGACAGCGGCATGGGAGCCACCCCCGGGCATGCACCGGGAGGTGGCGTCCGCCTGGCGGGCCTTCTACGGCAGCATCCGGCGCGACTTCGGGGTTGCCCCAAAGCTGTACCGGGCGCTGTACCTTGCGCAGTCCGGCCGCTGCTACGTCTGTCGGATCGCGAAGGGTATTCACCCGGACGACCCGAAGGGCTACGGAAACCGGCGCCTCGGTGTCGACCATAACCACGCGATGGGGGGCGGCAAGATCGAAGCGGTCCGTGCGCTGGTCTGCACCGGCAGCCTGAGTGCGAACACCTGCAACCGGCTGATCGCACGCTACGACGTCGGCCAGCTTCAGCGGGCGATCGAAGTCCTTGCCGGCGCGCCGGCGCAACGGCTGTTCACGTCGCTGCCGACCATCCCTGACGGACAGCTCACCGGATGGCTGACGCGATGATCCACGCCTGCACGAACGAATGCCAGCACCGGAGTGTACGCATGCCCGGCGGCATCCTGGTCATCGAACCGCCTCTCGTGCTCGCGTCCACCGCGGGGCAGCGTGTGGAATATCTCGGCCGCTACGGCGATGCCGACTGGAGCAAGCACACGTGGCGCGTGGGCGGCAGGAAGTACCGGCACGTCCCGCGCAACCCGGACGCGAGCGAGGGCAAGAAGACCACGCGGGAGATCAAGTGCGAGTACCGGCGCGAGGTCTACACCGGCTCCGGCCCGGTCGGGCCGATCGACTTCAGCAGGCCGGCAATGGAGGAGAAAATGGCCTTTCCGGCGCCCGCGCTGACCTCCCACGACCCGTTACCGCAACCGGCGTCCGGGCCGGCGGCCGGTCTGCTCAGCCTGGCAATGTCGTTCGGATGGGACGGAACGATCACGATGGCTCGTGGGTACGTCCCGCACGCAACGCACGGTATGCCGTCGGCAGCGGAGAAGTTCAGCGAGGCCGTGCGACTGTCGCGTGGCGCACGGCGCGCGGTCGCGGTGAGGATGGGCGGATCATGGAGCTTGTTCCGGACGTGGGGGCCGGACGAGTTCTTCGTCAAGTACACGACACTGGAAGCATTCCAGGGGGCGCTGACGTGACGCACGCGAACATGATCGATGCCCTCGTGGATGCCATCGAGGCGTCGCAGGGACTTCCCGTGCCGACACCTCGACAATTTGCCATACGCATTGAAGAGCAACTCCTCGAACGTGGTTATGCAATCACTCGCAGACGGACGCCCATCCCTCAACCGCAACCTCGACCGATTTCGAGTTGGTAACTGTGGATAGCCCTGTGCACGGCTGTGAGGTTTCCTGTGGGTAATCCGATCAACAAGGCCCCCCTTGAGCTCCCCTGGACGCGACGGAAACTGATCGTCGATCTCGCGCTGTCCGGCCTGTCGCAAGGGAAGCTGGGCGAAAAGTACGGCGTGACGCAGCAGTCGATCAGCGATTTCAAGGCCCGGCATCTCCCCGAGATCGCTGCCGTCCTGGCCGACAAGGAGAACGAGTTCGCAGGCATCGCCATCGCGGAGAAGGCGGTCCGCCTGTCCACGTACGCGGACATCCTGGAGACCGCGCTGAAGCCGGTACCAAAGACGAATAGCAAGGGCGAGATCGTGTACGGGGAGCCGGACGAGAACGGGGAGCGGAAGGCGATTATGGAGATCGACGCGGGCGCAGCGTTGAAGGCGCTGCGCAACGTCGCGGAGGAACTCGGGCATCTGCCGAACCGGGTGACGCTGGGCGGCGAGGTGGGCATCAAGACCGAGTACACGGTGAACGGCGTCTCGCCGGAGAATCTGAAGTGACCGGCGACGGCCCGGGCACCGCGGGTTGGGTGATGGTCGGTGTGCTGTCGCTGCTCGGCCTCGTCTGCTGCGCCATCCCTGGCGCGCTGATGATCATCGGCTTCCTCTCGGATGCGATGTCGCGGTGAGCGTGCTCGCGATCGTCCTGGGCGCTGCCCTTACGGTGACCGGGCTCCTGATCGAGATCAGGTTCCTCCATACGCGCGACACGCGCCGCGCCATCATCCTGATGCTCTGCATGATCGTGTGCATGCTCGGAGCCACGGGCCTGCTTGCCGCGGGGATAGTGGGGTTGACCTCATGAGCTTCTTCCAGACCGCGCGCCGCGCCGGTGCAGAGGAGTACGGCCGGCGCCGGGCCGAGTCGTACGGCAAGCAGGCCCGGGCGAGCGCCGTGCTCGGCGTGCTACTGGCCGTCGTGCTCGTGCTGGGGATCGTCGCCGCGGCGCAGGGCGCGCTGGGCGGCTAGGCCTGCTATAGTGGACTCGCGCGCTTACCGGTGACAGCCGATGCATTCCAGTGCATACGGGGTAAGACGCGCGCAGGATGCCCCAACCGATGCGTGACCCGACGCATGGCTGAGGACGGTTGGGGCATACCTGTATCTGGGCCGATCCACTATACTGGGCTGATGATGAAGCGCATACTCGCAACGCTCGCCGTTGCGGTCCTCTCGATCTTCGGATTCGCGGTGCCTGCACAAGCCAGTACCTACCACTCGTGCGGCGACGGCTGGATCTGCTTCTACAACTGGGAGTCCGCCGACACCGGCGGCGGGGTCTGGGGCATGCGGATCTACGCCGACGGCGTGCACAACTGGGCGTACGGGTTCTGCCAGACCATGCCGACCACCGGCACCAACTTCCCCGGCGGCACGGCCTACAACAAGGCGACCAGCATCGTCGTCAACAACACGCCCAACCCGAACGCGCTGAGCTTCGACGTGCGGTTCTACGACGGGAACAACTGCGGTGACCCGTACCCGCTCACGTTCTCGAACGTGCCGCTCGGTGTGCTCGCGATCAACCGGCTCGCCGACTACGCCAACACGAACAACGGACAGATCACCAACTGGAACGACGCGATCGGCAGCTTCCTGATCACGGGCTGAGCCTGTTACGGTCGGAGACGGTCTGACCTGACCACTACGAGAACCGCCCAGCCTCTTCCCCCCGTTGGAGGCCGGGCGGTTTCTCGTTTACCCGCATACTTGACCTGTGCAGGTCCTTGATCACACCGTCGAACTCCGCGGCGCCGCCCTGGAACTCGCCAACAGCCGCGCGTCCGAGATCCTCATCTCCGGCGCCGCCGGCACCGGCAAAAGCCGAGGCGTCCTGGAGAAGATCAATCTCGTGTGCCTGCTCACCCGCGGCGTCAAATGCCTGATCCTTCGCCGCACCGCGCGCAGCCTGGCTACATCCGCGCTGCGTACGTGGGAGCGTGACGTCGTGCGCGAAGCCATGCGCGACGGCAGCGTGTGGTTCTACGGAGGCTCGGCCAGGGAGCCGGCGCAGTACCGCTACAGCAACGGCAGCGCGGTCGTCATCGGCGGACTCGATGACCCGATGAAGGTGATGAGCACCGAGTACGATATCGCCTTTATCCAGGAATGTACCGAGGTCAGCGAGGACGACTGGGAGTCCGTCAGCATCCGCCTGCGTAACGGCGCCATCTCCTTCCAGCAGATCATCGGCGACTGCAACCCCGGTCACCCCACACACTGGCTGCTCGAACGCGCCGCGACCGGCAAGCTCCTGCACCTGGTCAGCCAGCACGAGGACAACCCGCGGTACTTCACGATCGACGGCACGCCCACCGCGGAAGGCGTCGACTACATCGCCCGGCTCGACTCGCTCACCGGTGTGCGCTACCTGCGGCTACGCAAGAACCAGTGGGCAGCAGCGGAAGGCGTGATCTTCGAGAGCTTCGACGCGGCCATCCACGTCATCGACCGCTTCGACATCCCCGACGACTGGGAACGCGTGTGGGGCATCGACTTCGGCCACACCAACCCATTCGTCTGGCAGGACTGGGCGATCGACGAGGATGGCCGCGCTTACCTCGTCCGCGAGATCTACATGTCCGGCCGCATCGTCGAAGACCACGCCCGGCAGATCCTCGACCTGTGCACCGACGGCAACGGAGAATGGATCGTGCCGCGCCCGTCCGCGATCGTCTGCGATCACGATGCGGAGGACCGGGCCACGTTCGAGCGGCACATCGGTATGGGCACCGTGCCTGCGGACAAGGCGGTCCTGCCCGGCATCGACGCCATGGAGGCGCGGCTACGCGTTGCGGGTGACGGCCGGCCGCGGATGTTCTTCTTCAAGGACGCGCTCATCGAGCGTGACCCGCTGATGGTGGAGCAGAAGAAGCCGACGCGCACCGTCGAAGAGATACCCGCCTATATCTGGGCGCCCGAGCCGCCGTCCGCGGACCGCAAGGACCAGAAACCGCTGAAGCGGAATGACCATGGATGCGACACAGCACGCTATATTTCCGTGGAAATAGATCTGCACGGACCGACGACGGTGAGGTGGGGATGACCAGCCTGACCCTGGCATGGTCCACGGCGCGCGCCCGCCGCGCCGCCCGGCCGAAGCGCACGCCGCTACTACTGCTGTTCGTCGCGTGGCTCGCCCGGCGCCTGCCCAGCTTCAAGCGCGCGCGCACCGCGGTCATGCAGTGGTCCGCGTTCACGGCTGGCACCGTCGCGCTATGGGGTGTCGACTGGCGCGCGGGACTGGCCGGAGTGTTCGTGTCGCTGCTCGTGCTCGAAGCGCTGGGCGGGGCAGAGCGGTGAAGCTGATTCGGTACGAGACCGGACGCGTGCACGGACTCTGGTTCGGAGCAACTGCGGAAACCGGGGTATGGCGCAGCAGCAAACCGCGCAGGCGCATGCTCTGGCGCGACCACGATTCGCTGTTCGTGGCTCTCGGTCGCTGGCGGATGCGGATCATGAAACCGAGGAGGCCGCGTGCGTAGCCTCCTCGGCCCCCTGCTCGCGAAGACGCCCGCACCGTTCGCGTCCTACCGCGGGGAACGTGCCTACGCCGCGCAGGGGCGCGGCCGGGTGCCGGCGGCGCAGCAGATGGAGGCGATGGGCGCGTCCGCCGCCCTGTTCGCGATCACCAGTCGCACGAGCACGGCGACGGCCAAGCAGCCGTGGCACATGCACCGGCGCTCCCCGGGCTCGTCCTGTACGTACGACTCGGGCAGCGAGTACGCCTGCGACGGCCAGGATGTCGAGCTCGTGCAGAAGCACCCGGCGCTGTCCGTACTGAACCGGCCGAACCCGTTCTACACGCGCACCGAACTCGTGGAGAGCGCGCAGCAGCACGTCGACCTGACCGGCGAGGGCTGGCTGATGGTCGGCCGGATCGGGAAGCTACCGGCTGAACTGTGGGTGGCCAGGCCGGATAGGATCATCGTCGTCACCGACCTGGACGAGTTCCTGTTGGGCTACATCTACTGCTCGCCGTCCGGGCGTGAGGTGCCGTTGCGCACCGACCAGGTTCTGAGCATGCGCATGCCCGCGCCACTCGACCCGTACCGCGGCATGGGCTCCGTACAGACGATCATGGCGCAGGTGACCGGCGCGCAGTACTCCGCAGAGTGGAACGCGAACTTCTTCCGCAACGGCGCCCGGCCGGGCGGCATCGTCAAGCTCTCCCGGCGCATGAACGACAAGGAGTTCGAGCGCCTTGTCGAGCGGTTCAACATTGCGCACCGGGGCGTCGCCAACGCCGGGCGCACTGCCTTCCTCGAAGAGGGCGACTGGGTTGACGTCAAGCCCATGAGCCTCGCGGACATGCAGTACGTCGAGACCGCCAACCTCAACCGCGACACAATCCTGCTCGCGTTCGGTGCCAGCAAATTCGACGTAGGCGTACTGGAAGACGTCAACCGGGCGTCCGCGCTCAGCGCGCACGCGGACTTCGGTTCCCGGATGACCGTGCCGCGGCTGGACCGCTGGGCGGGGATGTTCAACAACGACTTCCTGCCGATGTTCGGGCCGGCGCTCGGCGACACCGACGTGTATGAACTGGTCTACTCCTCGCCAGTGCCCGCGGACAGGCAGCAGAACCGCGACGACAAGGTGGCGTCCGCGAACGTGTACGCCACGCTGGTCAACGCGCGGGTCAGCCCGGAGAGCGCGGCGGAGGTGGCAGGCCTGCCTCCGATGACGATCGCGCCCGAGCCGGCGCCGCAACCGCAGCTTCCCGCGGCGCCGGCCGGTGATCCGCAGAGTGAGCCGGTTCCGGCATGAGCGCCGAGCCGGAAGCGGCCGGCCGCAACGCGCGCCGCTGGACGGTCAAGGCGCACATCGACGACAACGTGTGCCAGCCGTGCGAGGACAATGACGGCAAGGTGTACCGCAACCGGAAAGCCGCATGGCGCGATTACCCGAACGGCCGTGGTTACCGCAAGTGCGTCGGTGCACAATACGGCAATACGTGCAGATGCACAGTCGTTCGGCGAGGCAAGGATGGGACCAACATGGGGCAGGATCTAGCCTCGCTGATCAACAAGGCGATGACGCTCACCAGCACCATCGAGGCACGCAAGCTGCTGCCCACCGTGCCGGTCAACGGCCTCGCCCTGCCCGACCTGACCGGCCTGCGCGCGCAGGACAACGCGCTGTACGTCTACGACGCGATCGGCGGATGGGACGGCGCGAAAGCGATCGACGTCGCCATGGCGCTGCGGGACATGACCGGGCCGCTCGACGTGCACCTCAACTCCCCCGGCGGAGTGATCTTCGAGGGCGCGGCGATGTACAACGCGATCAAGGCGTACGGCCGCACCAACACCGTCACCTGCTACATCGACGGCTACGCCGCGAGTGCGGCAAGCTTCGTCGCCCTGGCCGCGTCCCCGTACGATTCGGTCGCGGACACCGGTGGCGTCCGTATCGCGGCCAACGGCGCGATGATGATCCACGACGGCATGGGCATCGCGATGGGCACCGCCGACGACATGCGTGACGTCGCGGACCTGCTCGACATGCTGTCCGACACGATCGCGGAGATCTACGCCAACCGCACCGGAACGCCGGCGGCCGAGTGGCGCGACATCATGCGCGATGGTGACACGTGGTACAACGCCGCTGCAGCGCTGGACGCGAAGCTCGTGGACGTCGTCATCCCCGACGGCGAATCCGATGACGATCCCGAGCCGGCCCCTGAGCCGGGCAACACCCTCGACCTCGACCTGTTTACGGTCGACACGCCGGTCGCGCCGGCGGCAACTGCCCAACCTCCCTTCGATCTCGAAGGAATCCGCATCGCACTGAAGGGAGTGTTGGCGTGACCGTCGACACCGCAAAGCCCACCAACCCGGCCCAGTGGGAGGAGTACGTCAATACGACACTCGCCTCCCCGGAGGCGTTCAAGAAGGCGTACGAAGACGGCAGCTTCCTGGAGAACCTGAAGGCTTACCAGGGCGCCACCAACAAGACGATGACCGACCTCAAGGCGCAGCTCACCGAGCAGGTCTCGGCCAGTGTGCTGGAGATGTTCAAGCGCAACGGCCTGGAGACGGACATCGTCAACGGCCGGCCTGACACGCGGCCGGTCAACCGGCGGTACGAGGACGCCGGTGTCGCCTACAACAAGTACGCGCCCGGCGTCGCCGTCGAGAAGATCTGGAACTCCGCGGGCCAGATGCTTCAGGACATCGTCACGAAGCGACCCGGCGCCGAAGCCGCCGCGCGGCTGAACAAGTACGACGACCTGACCAACGCGTACAGCTCGAACGTGCCCAGCACCGGCGGCTACCTGATCCCGGAGGACGTCCGCTCGGAGATCATGACGCGTGCGCTGGAAGGCGCGGTCATGCGCCCGTACGCGCAGGTCGTGCCGATGCCGTCCGGCAAGTTCTCCTGGCCGGTCACCGACTTCACCACCGAGGTCGGCGAGGTCTACGGCGGCATCGTCATGAGCTGGCTCGACGAGGGTCAGACGTTCACGCCCACCGAGGCGACGTTCGCGAAGGTCGCGCTCCAGTCCCACAAGCTGGGCGGTCTCGCCCGCATCCCGAACGAGCTCGTGCGTCACATCGCCGCGCTCGAAGCGTGGTGCCGCACGAACATGCCGAACGCGATCAAGCACTTCGAAGACGTCGGCTTCCTGTCCGGTGACGGTGTGAAGAAGCCGCTCGGCGCGCTGCACGCGAGCAACCCGGCCATGATCGTTGCCACCGCGGAGACCGGCCAGCCCGCCGCCACCATCACGTGGATCAACGTGCTCGCGATGCTGTCACGGCTGCTGCCCGAGTCGTGGGACAGCGCAGCGTGGATCATCACCCCGGACGCGCTCCCGGAGATCTACACCATGGCGCTGCCCGTCGGCACCGGCGGCAGCGCGACCATGAGCGGCGAGGGCCGCGGCCCGGACCCGCTCCCGCAGTCCCTGGCCGGCATCCCGATCGTGTGGTCGCGCAAGACCCCGGGCATCCTCGGCACGCAGGGTGACATTTCGCTGATCGACCGCAGCAAGTACGTGATCGGTGACACCTCGGGCGTCATGCTCGACACCTCCGAGCACTCCGCGTTCACGAGCGATCAGACCGACTTCCGGATCATCCTGGAAGTCGACGGCCAGCCCGGCATGCTGTCGCCGCTCACCCCCGCCAACAACGGCCCCACCCTCTCCGCGTTCGTCCAGCTGGCGACGCGCAGCTAACAGATCTACGCCGGTGAGCCAGGACATCGCGTCCTGGCCTACTGGCGGAACTCCCAAGGAAGGGGAGAGATGACCACAGGAACCGGTGAGGCACTCGGCCGGCTTTTCGACCTCGGCACCGGATGGGCGCCCGTCGACCTCGACACGTCCAACGGCGCCACCGGCAAGCGCGTCAGCCTCGCGCTCGCCAACTACCTGACGTACATCGTGATGACCGGAACCGGCGGCGCCGAGGATCTGACCCTGGATCTTCAGATGCACACCGCGTACACGTCCGGCACGAGCGCGGACATGGACGCGTCCGGCGCCGCGACGGCTACTGGCGTGGACCACTACTACATCAAGGCCGAAACCGCGCTCGACAATGACGAGTCGTGGGTGAAGGTCACGCAGTCCGCGGCCAGTGAGGCAGTCGTGGTTGGCGCGACGTACGGCGCGATGCAGAAGCTGATCGTGATCGAGATCCACGCGGCGATGCTGGCCGACACGTACACCCACGCGTCGCTGAACGCCGCGATCACCACGAGCACCGCACAGCTGTCCAGCTGCCTGTACCTGCTCCACGGGCTGCGCTACCCGCGCAAGCCGACCAACCTCCCGAACCTCCTGCGGCCCGGGGCGGCGAACGCCTGATGACTGTCGTCAACGAAGCGGACGCCTACCGCAAGTCGGTGCTCGGCGCCGGCCCGGTCAGCAAGGCGTATGCCACCCTCGTCGTCGAGACGAAGACGCTGTTCACGGTGTCCGGCCTCTGCGTCGTCACGAGCCTTTTCGGCGTGGTAACGACGGCCATCACCGTGGCCAACACGGTGAAGCTCCAGGCCAACCCGACGACCGGGACCACGCAGGACCTGTGCGCGGCCACGGACATCGGCACCACGGACACGCCGGCCGGCAACATTCTGACCATCGCGGGCGCCGCGGCGACGTCCATCGTGTCCGGCATCGGCGCCGCGCCGATGTTCGCGACCATGGACAAGCTTGTCATCGCGGCCGGCACCATCGAGCAGGTCACGGCTACCGGCGCGGACGGCGGCATCACGTGGTACCTCACGTACGTGCCGATCGCGTCGGGCGCAACCATCGTCGCTGCCTGATGATGGACAGACACCCCCTGCAGGCCTGATCTCACCTGCAGGGGGTGTCCACCAGAAAGGAGCGATCATGGACATGACGCAAGCGGACTACGCCGAGCGGCTCAAGCGGGCCGTCGCCGGCAGCGCCGGCGACGAGGACCGGCGCCTGATCAAGCTGTACGAGAAGGAGGGTTTCTCGTGGGATGGTCCCAGCTCGGAGCCATCTACGCCGGGAACGCCCGAGAGTACGAGCACGAGCAGACCCGCACCCCGGTCGAATGCCCGGTCGACAAGTACCCGCTCGAACAAGGGCCGGTCGAAGGACAACTCCACTGCAAGTTCGGCGGAGAACTCTACGACCTGAGCGGTCGGCCGATCTTTGACTGAGCCTGTCGCGGCTATGATCAGCGCGAGACCGGAGTGTTGAGGCCGTCGGGCGGGTGAACCCGGCGTTGCCATGGGCGCACGCGACAGGGCATCACCAGTCCTGTCGAAGCGGAGGTTCAAGCCCTCCCGGTGTCACCACAACTTCAGATCTTCACTTCCTCGCAGAAAGCAGCCGAGGCTATGGCCAGACCGTGTTATGTCACACGGGACCGGGTGCAATACACCCTGGACCAGGCGGATGTCTTCCGCTCGAACAAGCGCATCGACGACGCCATCGCCTCGGCCAGTGACGATCTCGAAGGTCTACTCAACCGGTATTTCTATCCCACGCTCGCGACGCGCTACCCGGATCCGTGGCGCCAGGTCCGCGGCGGCATTCTCTGGCTGGACAGCAACGTCTACGAGATGGCGTCCGTGTCCACGCTCGTCGTGGACAGCGTGACATGGACAGTGAACACCGACTTCTACCTCGATCCGGAGGACGGCCCTCCGTACACGTCCATCCGGATCCCGCGGACATCGTCGCGGTCATGGCCGTCCGACGAGCGCAGCATCGTGGTCACCGGCCAGGTCGGCGCGTCCGCGCGGACAAAGGCGGCCGGCACGCTGTCCGCGTCCATGAACACGAGCGTGACAACGATGACCGTGTCCGACGCGTCCATGGTCGGTGTCGGTGACCTTGTCACGCTGGACAGTGAACGTGTCATCGTGACGGACAAGGCGCTGACCACGACCGGCACCACGATCACCGCGGACATGACCGGCCTGTCCAGCGGGACATCGGTCACGGTCGCGTCCGGCACCGCTGTCCACGCCGGCGAATACATCGTCATCGACAGCGAGCGGATCTTCGTCGAACAGGTCAACGGCAACACGCTGACCGTGAAGCGCGGCGCGCAGTCCAGTGCCCTGGCCGTGCACACTTCCGGCGCTACGGTGTACGCGCCGCGCGTCTGCACGGTCGAACGCGCGTGCACTGGCACGACCGCAGCGAGTCACAACAGCGCGATCACGCTGTACGTCAACGATCCGCCGGCGCTCGTGCAGGAGGCCGGTCTCGCGCTCGCGTTGAACAACCTGGAGCAGGGCAAGAACGCGTACGCCCGCACGACCGGCACCGGGGAGATGCAGCAGGAGGCGACCGGCCGCGGCGTGAAGCAGATCGTGGAGGACTGCATCGCCCGGCACGGACGTGTCCGGATCGGCGCGACGTCATGACGTCCACGGTCACCATCCACGGGCCGCTGTTCGACGGCCAGGCGCGCGGCATCATCTCGGACATGTGCGACGACATCGCGGAAGCAGTTGCCGACGACGGCCGCGAACTCGTGCTGATCAACCTGAACGATTCGCTGCAGACCCAGACGCCCTACTACACCACCATGATCGACATCCACCCGGACGACGGCCCGCACAGCATGGCCGCCGGTGACAACGGTGTGGTCTACGGGCCGTGGCTGGAAGGAATCGGCAGCCGCAACGCACCCGTCACGCGGTTCAAGGGCTACGCGAGTTTCCGCCGCGCTGCGCAGGGGCTGGAGCAGACTGCCGGCGCCACCGCGCAGCGCGTCGCCGAGCCCTACATTGCGAGGCTCGGATGACTCTGCTTCAGGACCGCGTGAACGCGATCATCGACCGGGTGGTCAGTCCTGGCATGGCGTCCGGGCTGTTCGACTCCGTGCCGCAGGCCGAGCCGATGAGTGCACCGTATGACACGATGTACGCCGTTTTCGTGGCAGGGATCGGGCCGGCGCGCTCCGGGCTGGACATGACGAGTGTGAAGATCACGCTGACCGGTCGCATCCACAAGCGGGCGCTCGCCTACCCGCGGGACCTGATCGATCCGTGGCTGCTCACCGCGACGGCCACCATGATGGCCGCCTACAGCGAAGACTTCGAGCTGGGCGGCGAGGCGCGCATGGTCGACCTGCTGGGCGCGAACAACGGCGGCGCACTGGCAGGCCGCGCCGGGCACATCACGATCGACAAGACCCTGTTCAGGATCATGGACATCACGATCCCGATCATCGTCAACGACGCCTTCACCCAGGCACCGTAAGGAGCAGCGATGGCGAAGCAGAGTGGTCTCGGTGACCGGCTCTGGGTGGGTGGCTACAACCTGTCCGGCGACATCGGCACTATTCGGCAGGTGTCCGGCGGTCCGGCGGCCATGGACGTCACGGACATCACGCAGTCCGGTTTCGGCCGGATCGGCGGCAAACGCACCGGGATGATCGGTTTCACGTCGTGGTTCGACAAGGCGGCCGGCGCCGCGCATCCTGTGCTGTCCGCGCTACCGCGCACCGACACGCTCATGAGCTACGGCCGGGGCGCGACGATCGGCAGCGCCATGGCCAGCATGGTCAGCCTGCAGATCGGCTACGACGGCACCCGCGCAACCGATGGCACGTTCACGCTCGCCGTGGATGGCCAGTCGGACGGCTACGGCCTCGAATGGGGCCAGCAGCTGACTGCGGGGGACCGTACGGACACGACCGGCACGAACGGCGCGAGCCTCGACGGCACGGCCAGCAGCGCCAACGGCGCGCAGTTCTATGCGCACCTGTCTGCACTGACCGGTACGAACGTCGTGCTGACGATCCAGGACTCCGCGGACAACGCGGCGTGGGCGAACCTGTCCGGCGCCGCATTCACGTCGATGACGGCGATCGGCTGGCAGCGCATCGCGGTCACGGGCACGGTGCGCCGCTACCTGCGGGTGGTCAGCTCGGGCACGTTCACCAGCGCGACGTTCGTCGTGAACGCCATCCGCAACGCCACTGCGGTGGTGTTTTAGGTGCGCCCGCTCAACCGGATCCATCCCGCGATCGGGCCGGAGAACTTCGTCACGTACGAGTTGCGTGCGCCGATCGCGACGCACCGGCGCCGGGCGAGCTGCGCGGAGGTCGACTGCATCCGCAGGCTACGCGGCTTCCGCGCACAGTTCGACGTGAGCACTCTGCAGGGCCGGGCGAACGCGCGGACGGTGGACCTGTCGAACCGTCGCTACACGCGCGAGGTGGCCGGCGCGCTGGTCACGTACACGTTCGCGGCCGGGCAAGACTGTTTCACCGCGCACACGGTGCCGCTGGAGCGAGAGCCGATCTACCTCGTGCGGGGCGGGGACTACCGCGGCAATCCGCGGGGGACCGGCGCGCGCGTGCACACGCGGCCGGAGTTGTGGG